CGGGAAAGCATACCTCCACCCTCATGGGGGATACCAGAAATGCCGGAGAGCCAAGTTATGCCTTTTACTACAGGGGGTATATCCGAAGTGCCCGAATCAACTTCAACGACTACAATTCCTGGTACGCTTACTTACCGTTCGAGTAGCGTTCTCCGCGATGGATATAGATGGGACGCGGAAGATGGTTTTCTAGTGCGGGATTATCATGATACTTTGTTCCGCGTAGAAGACCATCACCTTCGCCGAATATAAAATTATACCAACCCTAGAGGCGGGTTGTAAAATATAGCCCCTTTAGATAAATTTGGGAGGTTGTGCGGTGGCAGGTTATATATGGGTTCAAGACCCCGCTAGCGGGGAAGATATTCGCGTGTCCTACGATGAGCTAGATTCAGACGTTTATCCTCAGTTGTTACATCCTATCGGGGGCTTCTGCTACGAAGTCAACAAGTTTACCCAACTGGAATTGCCCAAAGCCCCTTACTATATTCAAAGCTGGCTTCCCAAGCAGGGCAAGGCTTTGCTCTATGCTCCCGCCAAGTCCGGCAAGTCTACCTTAGCTAATCAAATGGGCAGATGTATTGCCCAAGGCGAGCCATTCTTAGGAATACCAACCACGCAGGGCAGAGTACTTATATTACAATTTGAGCTGGGGGAAGCAGTAGTCCAATGTAGGCTCAAGTCTACGGGCAAGGACTATGACGGAGTATTTATAGGCACTAGCTTTGCAATGAAGCTAGATACCTTAGTAGGCGTGGAAATGCTACATGAAGCCCTAGATGCCATACATCCCAATGTTTTAATCCTCGACCCCTTCTACAAGATAATCAAAGGCGATGAAAACGAAGCCCATGATGTATCTAAAATTACTGATGCCCTTGATGCAACTATAACTAAGTACCAAGAAGATAACCTATCTATCTTTATTATTCACCACCCAGGAAAAGATTTGTCCAAGGGAGGACGTGGTAGCTCGGTACTAGAGGGTTGGGTTGATAGCTACATCGAAATGCGCAAGACTAGTAAGCCAGGAGAACCAATGCATATACGTATTACTCCTAAACTTTTGCGCCATGCAGAGCTTCCTGACCTACCTATAGAGGCTACGATGCACGACTTTGAGTTCGTACCAGAGGCTCCGATACTTACTAAGACCGACCAAATACAAGCTTTCTTTGAAGCAAGCCCCACAAGAATAGTTACCCCGCGAGAGCTAATAGCTGAAAATCTGGGGGCACGAAAGTCTGTATCCAATGCCCTTGAAACATTGCTAGATGCTGGGGTGATTATGAAATGTGGTCAAGGTGCTTATACTTTAGCAGGCGGTGCGAATGTCCCTTCAACAGAAGAGCCGAATGTAGAAGACATATTTTCTGCCCTAGATTCGTAGCTAAATCTTTATAAAATCTTTATAATTCATGGGCTAAAAACATTGACAGATGGGAGGCGGTGTGGTATAATTAAGTAACAGGTAATCACCACAATATAATCACCAATAAATAAGTAGGAGGAATAAATGTATCAGTGGAAATGTGACAAATGTGGCAAAGTAGTAGAGCAAAATATTACTACAGGATGCTACCCCGAACAACCTTGTTCTATTGCAGATAGAACTACAGGAAAACTGATAGCTTATGCGTGTCTAGACTGCTTTGATAAGTATAACATACTAGTAAAAGCAGAACTAGATAAGGCAAACAAAGCTATTAGCGACCAGTTCTTTGGTAAAAATAAAGTAAGGAGATAAAATGGTAGAAACAACTAAACAAACAGCGGGGGGTGCTATTGAGTTCGACCCCGAAAAGGCTAGTAAAGGTGGCTTGCAGGGCATTATCGAATTCCAAGGAGACCTCGTAAGCCATGAACGCATAGCCAATAAGTTTGGGGAAACTCGTAAAAAGTTTGGTACAGAGATTCAGGAAGCTTCCCCCGACCAGATTGAAGTCAAGTATGAAGATGTTGTTATAACTGAGATGGAAGAGGGAGAAGAAGAGCCTGACCTTAAAGAAGGTAAGTACAACATCCTTATCAACTACGCCAAGCCTGGGCAGCCTAAAGCTAATGCCCTGAGCCAGTGGAACAAAGGCTATGCCGATACCTGCAAAGCGGTGCACAAATGCCTGCCCTCTGAAATGGAAGGCAAGAGAGTAACAATGCGCAAGATGGAAGTATCCATGAAATTGCGTGATAGCCAGACTAAAGAAGAAAAAGAAGTTAAAGCAAAACGCTGGTGCTTTGTGACGGGTTCGGCTATTAGTCCGGCTAGCTTAGATGATAAGGCTAAGAAAGAAATCGAGGGCAAAAACAAGGGAGCCGCCCTTCGTTCGCTAGCCCAAAATGCCCAGTTAAGAAAAGAAACTAAATATAAGGAAGCTGTAACCGCAGGTAATCCCATCGTAGGGCTTGTTTTAAACGATGCGGGGGTGTACGTTGCTGAAAAATAAAACCGTACACCAGAATTCTATGGCTGTAATCTATTGGCAGGACACTAGGTCTTATTCTTCATGGAAGGAAGATAATACCGAAGATAGTCCTGTTGCCCTTGTTACTGTTGGTATAATCAAAAATCTGGATGAAAATAAGGTTACTATAGTAACTACTACATCTCCAGAGGATATGGACTTAGGCAATGCTTGCATGAGATTATCTATACCGATGGGATGTGTTACAGAAATAGAAGAAATTCCTTATAGGTGGAAGAAACATGAAGATTTTAAAAGACGAAAGGTTCAGAGCGGAACTACTACGGATAATAGCAAAGCGAGAGTTCAACGAAAGAACCGGAGTACATAGTTCGGACTTAATATACTGCATAAACAAGCAAGCTTTAAGAAAGTCTAATCCAATACCGGAAACAGATTCACAGATATTACTATTTAGTCTGGGGTGGGCAACCCAAAGGTGGCTTACAGGTAAGCTAACAGATGCGGATGAAGTGGAAGTGGATGGGATAAAAGTCACCCCAGACGACATGACTTATGGCTTTCCCTGGGAATTGAAAGCTACATATACAACCAATACAAAGCCCATCGAGGATAGTCCTCAGTACGTGAGACAGTGTATGTCGCAATGCTATGTCACCAAAACCCTAGTCGCCAAGTTATCTCGCTTAGAGATTTTGGGCAACAAGAAATGGCTATACCACACGACAAAGCCGGAGACACTGGCTCAACGAGTAGCAGAATTTGGCGTAAATTGGGCAGACCATCCTACACTCACGGTATTCTCCTTAGAGTTTACCCAAGAAGAACTGGATAGATTTTGGGCATGGATGGTTCAACGCAGAGACCAATATCTAGAAATTATTAGAACAGGTATTCTAATGCCCAAAGCCTTGGCAGTTGCCCCAGCCCAGGAATGGGAATGTTCGTACTGTTCCTACAAGGATAAATGCATCTAATTTTTATAGTAGGTGTCCGACCCCCAACATAAGGTTCCGTACTTATGGAGAGGCAAAACTATCGGGGCGAGTATAATTAAACGACTCGTCATAAAAGGCAAGGCGAAAGTGCCCGAGCCTACTATCACACAGTTCAAGGAGTATAAATGTTCATAGTACTAACTATTGTAGCATTGCTACTTTCAGTTATTAAAGTAAGGAGTAAGCATGGTAACAAAAGAAGAAATTAAAGTTCCAATTATTGTAGCGATAAGTGCTATGCCAAAAGCGGGTAAGACGCACTTATCTTTTACTTTTCCCGACCCAATCGCCTACTTCGAGTTCGACATCAATGGGGCAACCCCAATCCTGCCCAAGTTTCCAGGAAAGAAGATTGACGTTTTCAAATATCCCTTGCCCATTATAGATTCAGACCCTCCAAAGCCTTATGCTATAGACCTTATGGCTAAGTTCGACAAGGAGTATTCTGAGGCTGTTGAATCATGTAAGTACAAGACAGTAATTATAGATACTACCTCTATGGTTTGGCGAGTCATTGGTCACGCTGAAGCAGAAGCGTTGCACCAGAAGAAAATACTGCAAGTGCAGTATTATCGTCCTAACTTACGAATGAATGCTATATTTACCAGGGCTAAACTAGCTGGAATAAATATGGTAGCTATCCAGTATCTTGCAGACGTATATCTTAATGGTGATAGAACCGGAGAGGTAAAGTCTGATGGGTGGAGCCAAACAGAAGCAGCTGTTGATGTAGTTCTCTGGAATGCTCGTGTTATGAAAGACGCAGGCAAGGGCAAGAAAGCCGTGTCCTTCGAGACTACGATTAAAGCTAATCGCTTTGAACCGCAGGCTGATGGGATGGTATTGCCC